TGCAATCGGCAGCCCCACGCAGTTGGTGAGCGTGCCCGACGCAGGGGTGCCTAACGCCGGCGTAACGAACGTGGGCGACGTAAACAGCAGCGCGTTAGTAAGCTGCTTAGTGACGCCGCCTTGTTGGATGGGGATTAAATCTGTCGGCGCGGCGGACACCGCAGCCGGCAGCATGGAAATAGTTACGTTAGCCATAAAGCAACCTTAGAAGTTGTTGGCGTAAATGTTGTAGCGTTGCCGCGTTGCAACAATCGGGTACGGGATGGCCATCAGGTCATCCGGGTTGTTGATCCGCTTGAGATTGCGCTTGCTGGTCATGGCGATCCGCTGCACCTGCGGGCTCGGCTCAACGCCGAACTCCGGGGCCAGCTCCATAGCCAGATTGTACCGAAACGCTCGAATGTAGCCCGGCGGGAAGTCGATCGCCGTGGCTACGTTGGCTACCTCGGCCAGCTTTTCCACCGAGACAATATGCCACTCCAGCGCCTTGGTCGGCACCGGGTAGATGGTCATCTCAATGTCCGGGTAGGTCATGTTCACCCACAGCAGCTGCGGGTAGGTGCTGGTGACGGTCTTGAGCGCGATGCCGTCGTACTGCTTCTGGTTGATCATCTTGACGCCGAAAGACAACCCGGTTTGAGCGTCCTTAAAGTAGGTAGCGTCGTCCACCAGAATAGGCCGTTCACCCACAAAGTCACCCGTAGGCCCCAGCGTGCGCCGGGCTTGGCCAGCGGGCCAAGTAAACACTTGGTCTTGGGTGCTGAACACCGCCAGACGCTCGGTATCCCAGGACTGGATCATGGCGTTCATGGCCGCGATGGAGTCCTGCATAGTGGCCGCAGACGGCTCCTCGCTCTCGGCCAACATGCCGATTAGCCGCAACGACCCCTTGATCAGATCGCCAGCGGTCGTGCTCATGCCACCAGCTCCTGACGGGCCGGACGCCCTCTACGGCGCGGTTGCAGCGCGTTCTCGATCGGCGCGGGAGTGCTCTCGGTCGGGTCAAACTCCTCCCAACCGTTCTGGATGTCGCCTTCGGCTTCGTCGTGGGAGATCGCCACTTTGGCGCCGTGGGTGGGGTGACGCAGATAGATGACGGCCATTAGCCTGCCTCTTTGGGGTTGCTGTCAGGTTTCGCGGGTTCGTCCAGCTTTGCCAATAGCATACTGTAAATTGACAGAGAGGTTTCAGCCTGAATTACAAAGACTTTCGCCTTTTGTAATTCAAGCTGAACCTGCTCCATCTCAGCCAGAATAAATTCTCGGCTGATTGACATTACGGTGCGCTGTTGGTGGCCATCAGATAGTAGGTAGCACCGGCGCTATCCACCATCTTGATTACATGGCTAAAACCGGTAGACGAACCTTTTGCGACAACCATGGCAGCCGGAACGTTGACGAGGTTATCCACCGACCCCGAACCGCTGTTGGTAAACCGCAAGAACGCCGCGCTTCCCGGCAACGTCACGCTGCTGGGGAAGTCGGAATCCACCTGAATTGCCGCCAGAGTGCCGCCAGGCGTCACGCCCGTCGCCACGCCGAGGGTCGCCCGGATAGCGTTGGCCGCGCCGCTGATCGAGCCACCGGAGTTCACGGACAGGCTGATATGCGCGCCGTTGGTGGTTTGACCTGCGCCTTGGGCCGCCGTAACCCGAGAGAACGCCCGGATGGTTTCGCCGCCGCCCGCGCCCGCGAAATCCACACGCGAGTAGTAGCCGCGCAGATCGCCGGAGGCGTGGGTGGTGGAGGCGTAGAGCTGCGTAATGTTGCCCGATGCCGTGGCGGTCACGGGCGCGCCCGAGGTGCCGACCTGATAGCTGTCCAGCGCCGGGTCAGCGTACGCTACGCCGATAGGCTTGTTATTTGCCATAGTTGAATCCTTTTAAAAACAGGGGGCCGAAGCCCCCTGCGGGGTTACGACACGCGGTACGCAGTCCAAGTGCCGGTGCCGGTCTTACGGGCACGGAAATGGGCGGAAGTGTTAACCACCACTCCTGCTGCGCCAACAATCGTCCAACCGGTGCCGATAGCCAGCGTAACGGTATCGGAACCCGAAGCGTCGATGTTGATGACGAAGAAATCGAACGCGGTGTCCACCTTGTCCATCGAGGGGAATGCTTCTTCCAGATCCTCGACAGTCGGCAGCGTCAGGTTGCCGGCGGTGCCGTTGAAGGTAAACAGGCCGTTGGCCAGTTGGGCCGGGGTCGCGGTGACGGCAGCGGTCACTGCCAGGGGTGCGGTTTGCGCAAACGTCAGCGGTTCGCCGAGAGCGCCCGCGCCGACCTGATAGCCGCCAGTACCATTAGAAAGAGCCATGATGTAGTCCTTTTAGTGTGAGTTCAGAATAGGGGGCCGAAGCCCCCTATCAATTAGCCCCAGAGACGAACCGCCATTTGCGGGCGGATCGTGCTGTAGCCGTAGAGAACGTCAATACGGCAGGGCAGACGGTCATTGTTGATGTCGTACTGACGGACAATACGCATCGAGATGCCGTTGTGGACTTGGCGCGAGGCCATATCCACGCCTTGCGGCATGAGCAGGTCAGCCGTGGCGAACGTGATGGCGTCCTTGTGGTAGACCAGGTTCTGCGGGTACTGGCTGGAAGCCGCGCCGATGAAGGTCACGGCTTTGCTGTTGCCCGGCAGGCTGTTCACGGTAGCCAGCGCGTTAGAGGCCGAGTAGATCGGCGAAACGGACAGGTTACCTTCGCCGCTGGATCCCAGGGTGACGTCGGACAGCACGACAAACTGGAACAGCGAACCAGTGGACTCACGGGTCTGCGGGTTGACCGCGAAGCAGTCGGCCACGGTGAACACGTCGCCAGCCTTGACGGTAGCGCCGTTGCCAGCGCCGGTGATGGCGATGACAATCGCGCCCTCGCTGCTGACAGCCGCCGAGGTCGTGCCGCCGGTCGCGGAACGCGAGCCGGTGGTGAACTGCTTGATGGACTGAGACATGTTGATCTCTTCAAAGCCCAGGACACCCATGCCCATCATGCCGTTCTTGAACTGCTTGCTGATGGTATCGGTCGGGTTGAACAGACCTTTCATGCCTTCGACCAGGCCAGCGTTGGCCGCCGGGTTGACGGTGGCGTAGCGCGGGCTCATCACCGCAGCGTTCTCGTTCAGCTTCTGCTGAGCTTGCAGCAGAACCAGCGAGGTGGCCGGAGTGGTGCCGGGAGTGCCGACCGAGTTGCCGATGGTTTTGAACGCATTGGCGACGTCAGCGTCGATGCTGGCGGCCAGCTGGCTGATACGAGGTTTCAGCACGCGCTCGGCGAAGTCGTCGAGTTGCAGGGTCAGTTCGGCGGAGGTGAAGTTGACGCCGATGTGCTTCTGCGACGCGACCGACAGGGTGGTGAACTGTTCGTTGTCGGCCTGCACTTGCAGCGCAGCACCGTCGGTCACCAGCGCGCGGTCCGGCAGGCGGATACGCAGGGTGGAGCCGATTTTGGCGCCTTCGACGGCAAAGCTGTCGTCGTACTGGCGGTTGACGTTGCGGGTGATGACCAGATTATTCTCAAGGATTTCCAGCGCCTTGCGAGTAATCATGTCAATGGTAAGAAGGCTATTCGCCATGACAATTCCTTTTCAAAATTAACGGAGTCGTTGCGCTTCCCACTTTTTGATCTGCCGTTGACGTTCGGCCTCAATCCACTCCGAAGTGCTCATTTCCTTGATAGAGCGTGGGTCGGTAGTGTCGTGAGTCCGCCCGTGGCCACCCCGAGGGGTGACAGGCGCGATCGGCGCGGGGGCGCTAGACGGTTTTTTAACAGGCGGGTCATTGGCCAGTTTGGCCTCGACCTTCCCGATCTCTTTAGCCTGCAAAAAAGGCGACAGACGGGCAATACGTTCAGCTTCCTTGGGATTGGAGCCTAGGTAATAGGCAATTTCAGGCCCAAGGTCTGATGCCTGGATGGTCTGAGCCATGACTTGCGTGACTGGAAGCTGCGGGTTGTAGGCGACTTGTTCAAAGTCAGCATACTTATCGCGGGCTTCTTCCTCGCGCTCATGGTAGGCATCCAGAATGGCAGCTTGCTGCTTGGCCGCTTCCCGTTGTTCTAGCAGCTGTTCAGCCTTACGTTCGGCCAACGCTTCCGCGTAGGCTTCCGGGCTTTCAAACTGATCGACCGACGGAAGTTCAGCCGGGGGTTGCTGGCTTACCGGCTTTTCAACCGGTTGCCGTTGCTGCCTGGCCCATTTGCGTTTCTCTTTTGCTAGCCGTTCGCCGATGATTGCGTCCAGTTCCTCCTGTGTGAAGGTCTTGGATGGCTCGGCGGGCTTTTCCGGCACAGAATTATCAGACGCAGGCGCAGCCGTCTCGGCCTGTTCCGACGCGGGTACATCAGCCTGAACTTCAGGTGTTTCCGCTAAGTTTTGAGTTTCCTCGGTCATTACCATGATTCCTTAGAATCCCCGGTCAACCCGACCGGTAGGGTTAGTACACGAATCATAGCCCTTCGCCGGGCGTAATGTAAATGGTGGCGGTGCCAGACGCAGTGCTGGCGGTAAAAAACCATTCCGGCGGGAACGAAAAAATTTCAACCGCGCCGGGTATTATGGGGATAGCGTTACCTTTGTCGGTCACTACCGCCGAGTTAGTAGCCGCAATCGCAGCAGTAGGACCGGCGCCCAAAAAAGCCGTTACCAACCCGTTATTAACCACACGAAACTGGTTTCGAGGGCCAGGTGTTACCGTAAAATTAGCTGGAACTTTTAACGCGGTGGGCGGCGTCACGGCGGCGGTAAACAGTTGCGTGGCAGATAAGCGAAAAAACTACTTTGTTTTTTCGCCGAGTATAAATGTAACTGGTAAGTGTATCGTAATAGCTAATGCTAGCCAAATGGCCATTCATATAGTTAGTTCCGTCGCTGCCGATACGCATTTGAGTTACAGTAGGGATTGCGGCAGAAGTGTCAAAAACAGGCGCGGTTAAATTAAGCCGAGCGGCGCAATTATTAGTCTGCCACCAGCCCGTCAAGCTATAATCTGTATTAGCCGCGATAGTGCCCGCATCAATCTGCGCCTGTGGGGAACCGTCATCAACAATATAAAGTTCTGGATTTGTAGTATTGCCACGTAGCGCGATGATCTCATTAGCCGTGCCGTCATCAAACTGCACCCACGGGCGTATGCCGCTAACTGTTCCGGGTCGTGCGTTAACCACAACACCACCTTTACCCGATTGCCACCAGTCGCTGAAGTTGGCGCCGGTGATGGTGGCTACGTCAGCGTTGCGCGTCAGGGCCGCAGTGGTCGTGGGGATGTAGCTGGTGGCAAAGGCTCCTGTCTCAAACTGACAACCCCAAATATAAAGCCCGTACCCTAACGTTCCAGTATAGGAACTTGCACCATTGTAAATTTGGATTCGGTTAATAAACCCAGGGTTTCCTGTACTTTGAGCGGCCATCGTACAAGTACAACGGTAAATACCATTCCCGAAATTCGTAATTGTTGCGGTCACAAGCCCCGAAAATGTTTGTGCCGTTCCTGTTGTTAAGTTAAAACGAGCAACTGTTATTCCCGTATAGGTAGTTTCCGCTACTTCAACAACATCTCTTTCTGCTTTTTTCGCAAAAAACGAAAGCGTGTAGAAAGTTCCATTAATAGTAGCTGGCGTTGATGCTGGGGCAAGTCTGTGGATACCTGTAGTGGCAGTTTCTTCTAGTTTCTGCATATAGCTAACGCCGTCTGGCGAAAGTTGTACGGCAGATGAATTTATTGTGGACCCAGTTTTCTGCCAAGTAACTTGCGTGTAATCGCGTGAATACAAATAAGCATTTGCACGCGACTGTTCAACTAGCAAACCGCGACACGACAACGTGATCGGGTTGTAATCAAACCGCGCGGTATCAGCGTTTACAACTTCAATGTTGCCTGAACTATTTATGCGAGTTGCAGTGTTAAGCGCCCGCGTAAACGTAATGCGAGGATCGAGTGTTGCGGACAAAAAATCCAAATTTAGTTTAGAAATCGCGCTCATAGTCATACCGTGTAGGCGATACTAAAATACGCCAAACCGCTACCTGAAACTACGTCGCTTACTAGCACATCGGCATTTGCTGTCTTTGTTAACCGCAATGCAGACCCACCGCCTACAACAGAACAAGCATATACAGAACCCGTAGCAATATTGCTTGCAACTGCACTTCCGACTTGACGGTTAAATGATCCATTTGCTGCAAACGAAAGTCCTTGTATAAATAGTGCGTTACCTGCGGTCATTCCGGTTGTGGTAATGCCTGTAAGGTTTCCCTGCACAAACACCATATCTCCAATCCGCTGAAAACGTGCTGCTACAACAGTCGCAGTTCCTACGTTTCCGCCAGATGCGGCATCAGCAACGATAGGAATCCAAGTTCCAGAGTACGATTTCCCAAAAATTTGAACGCCTTGTCCAGAGTTCAGTACGGTATTAAAATTGTGGCTAATTTCCCCGTAAGAAAGACCTAATTCTGCTTGCGTCCAAGATACGCTTAAATCAACATCATTAAGAATGTAATTTGTATTTACCGTACTAAAAGCATTTGCTACTTTAACGCGGGCTTTATTTGACGCTGTTGTGCGGGTAATGCGAACAATAGAAAGTGTCGCAGACGCCCCGGCTGCTTCAACAGAACCCGCGCGAATTTCGTGATAGCTTCCGCTGCAATTATCGACATAAAAAATTTCGGTTGCGGCAGGCAAATTCTCTGCGTGCCACTGGTCAATATTGCAATGAAACGTTAAACCGCAATCCTTGAAGTGAACTGGAATTGTGCAGCCATCGAGCATAATGTTCCGCACACCGGCTGTGAAAGAACAGTTTTGAAACAGAAGCCCTGTGTTGCTGCTGTAAAACGAAACCGTGTCGAGGTTGCAAGAAACCTGTACGCCTTGCGGAGAAACGGTGCCGCCAACTTTTAAGGCAACAACAAGATTGTTAAACTTGCAGTGCCTGATTGCTGACATATCGCCGCATGGGCCGATGTTGAATCCAGAAGCAGTGCGGCTTCCAGCGAATTGCCGAAACTGCATGTGTTCGACGCGAATACCATGCGCAAAAGGATCGGACGGGGCCGCAGTGAGGCTGCGGTTTTCCAAAATAAAATCTGAAAAACCAGCCGCCGCCCATAAAGAAGCGCCGCGCTTTTCATTTGTGCCGATGCCAGCTACCGATCCTGTGAAGTGCGTTTGCGGGCTAATCAATAGTTTGCTGGAAATGACATAATCGCCAGGCGGGATGTACACCGTCTTGCCGACACCAGCATTCAACGCCGCCTGCACCGCCACCGTATCATCCGTCATCCCGTCACCCACAGCACCAAAATCCTTAACGCTGACGGTTTCGCGCAGCTTGGCTTGTACGGTAGTGGGAATCGCGCCAACACCCGCAGGATCATAGACAACATTAACGGCGTTAGCGGCGATACCTGTGCCGTTTATACCAGTAATATTGTCCCAGGTAGCCAACACTACATCATTGCTGTCTGCCAGCACAAACTTATAGTTACTACCAGCGGTTAACCAAATTTCACCGGTAGCTACGCGGCCCGCAGAATCAAGAATAATTGGGTTGGCGTGGGCAACATTACCCGCAGCGGTGGTGTACGTTGTTTGGGGGGTAGTTGTGCCGGCTTGATAAGAATACAGTTTGCCGCCGGTAAGAGGGTTGCCGCTATTATCAAAAAACTGCTGCCCCGCCCCACCTAACGCCGAAAGATTAACCGTCATGGCCAGCCTTTACGCCAAAAATTTGAGTTTGTAGAGCGTGGACAAATACAGCCCGACAATCTCGTCGATGATGTTTTGCAGCGCCGAGTCGGTCTTGTCC